GAATGTCTCATCCCCAATGCACAGGTTATGAAACCAGTAGTCTGACTCTGTAGCACTGATGCCGCTAGGCTTGCCATAACATTCATATTCAATAGCAATGTTGCCTGTTCGCATCCACATATCACGTTCTGATTTTACTTCAATTTTTTTATTTTGAAGCATGTCTGCTACCATTTGCTCTCGCACCTTTCCATAGGATAGGTCAATATCAAATTTCTTGCGGTCTTCATTTTTTGGTTCCAGATTTTGCATTTTCTGTATCTCCTTTTTCCTGTTGGAGTTCGTTTTCTATGAAGAACTTATTAAGCACTTCTAGCTTATCGTGGTAGTTAGCTACCTGCTCAAGTTCTAGTTCTATAGTTTCTACAATATCAGAATGTTCACCGATACCTGTTGTGTTGTTCATGTACACCTGAATATTAGCTAGGTGTTTGTTTATGTTTCCCACAAGATGGGAACGTATTGCACTTATCAATACTTCTTTCATTTAGGTCTCCTTTCTTTTAAATCTGTGTTTAAAGAAAACTACTAGGTTGAGAGTGGTATTTACTGTAATCATTACGAGTATCCACCACTGCCACCATAGTAAATCTAATCCACTGCACTCTATCATTACGCAGCAGTTAAGTCAACCACCTCACAAACGCCAGCAGTACATGCTAACTCTCGTCCACCTGATGTTGTGTCTTCTTTCTCATACTCTGAAAGCAGAGTCCAGTTAATAGCTTTTGGCATCATTGCTTTTGCCTCGCTATACTTGTCAGCATCAATCTCTTGATACGGGGCTTGTGCATATGTGCCACCATCATACGGCAGAAAGCTGACGCCCGATACTTCATCGAAGTTATCATATACCCATGCACCTACTTCCATCCATTCGTTAGGCTTTACGTTAATTGTAACAGACGGTTTGTGTTCACACCAATAACGCTGATACATAAGCCACAACTCAAGCTGTTCAATGGCTGTCATGTCATCCCGTGTAATAGCATTAGAGGGTGCATTAACAGGGAAACTAAACACGGTTGTGCTTTCGGGCTTGCCTACATCTGGCTCGTTGGGAATGCCTTGAGCCTTCATAAACTCTGTAAGCGGGTCTTTGTTATCACCACGTACAGTTCGGATGTAATACTGGCTATGTCGCGAGTGAATGCCACTTGCGCTATCCACAAGCTGTGACACAGTGCCTGATGGTTTTACACAAGTGATTGCAGCAGACACAGGAATGTCTAGTTGCTGTGCCATAGCCTTGTTTGTTACAACGGCTACATCACGAAGATTCTCAAGCATCTGACCGATGTTCTTGCCTAGCTTGGCTGATTTGCCAGATGTCAGTTCATTGTCCATGATACCTGTCAGAGACACGCCAAGCAATCTTTCTTCCTCTGTGTTCTTCTTCCAAATAGAACGAAGATACTTGAAGTTAGTCAGTGTTGCTTGGAATGTACCTAAGATAGTTGCCAAGCGCACTTTATCTTTGAGAGTTTCTGCTGTGTCGCTTGCACGTACTACAACCTCAGAGAGATTACAGAACTGATTAGGGCGTAGGATAATCTCAGAACAAGGATTAGTACCGAAGTCCTGTTCAGCATCTCTGCGTCCATTCTTTGCCGCTTGCACTTTTGCTGACTGACGGTTAAAAATACCACGCTCACCAGAATGTGATTCGTACAATGCAAGCCATTCACGCATGAATGTACCCATCTCTGGCTTCTCTTTGTATGCTACAGAGTTATTAGCCAAAGCTCGTTGACCATCTCGCTTGATGTTCTTCTCTGGTTCATCCCACCATACGCCAGATTTAGCGTGGCGCATTTGGTCATCGTTAAGGTTAGACAGGCTAATAAGTGCGCTACGGCG